ATCCCACAAAAAATACGTAACACTCAAGAAGAACGTATGATGATGACTCAACAAATGGCACAGGCTGCACAACAAGTAGCTCAACAAAATCCAGAAGCAGTACCTGGTATGGTAGAAGCTGCAACTAAGGGGATGATGTAATGGCTGGATGGGAAGATTTAGATCAAGCACTTCCGTTAGATGTAAGAGATGTAGCACAAGCAAGAGAAGATTTAGATAGATTAGCATTAAGAGTTTTTGGTAGTGATGACGGACAGAAGTTATTAGCATGGTTACGTCAAACAGTTTTAGAGCAACCAGTTGCTTTGCCTGGTAGCGACTCAAGTTATGCGTACTATCGTGAAGGTCAAAATAGTATTGTGAGAGATATTGAAGCAAAGTTAATTAGAGCAAGGAAAATGTAATGATAGACGACAACATCGAGCCTAGTGATAATGAGGAAGTATCTCAAGAAACTGGCCTACTCGACAGTGCATCAGTTGAAACAGAAGCAGTAGAATCAAATCCACAAAAAACAGAAATATCACATCTTGAAGCATCAGATGAAGATGATGATAGTCCTTTAGAACGACCCGATTGGTGGCCAGAGAATTTCTGGAAGAAAGATGATGCAGAGCCAGACTTACAGGCTATGGCTAAATCTTGGGGAGATCTAAGAAAACAAATCTCACAAGGCAAACATAAGGCACCAGCAGATGGTAACTATGATGTAGCCGCATTTAAAGATATTCCAGCAGAAGATCCCGTACGCAATCACGTACTATCTTGGGCTAAAGAATATGGTGTAAGCCAAGCAGCTTTAGATACTTTAGTGGGTAAAGTTGTTGAGATGGGATTTGAATCACAACAAACTAGCTCTGTTAATTTAGCAGAAGAAAAGAAAGCACTAGGTCCTAATGCCGATGCCCGTATTAATGGCATGGTTAAGTGGGCTAGTGGTTTAGTTAATAAGGGTATTTGGGGTAAAGATGACTTTGAGGAGTTTAAATACATGGGTGGTACTGCAAAAGGTATCGCTGCATTAGAGAAACTTCGTGGTGCTTATGAAGGTCGTGTACCTACAGATAGCGCTCCAGTTCAAGGTGCTGTATCCAAAGAAGAACTCTATGCTATGGTCGGAGATCCTAAGTATCAAACAGATCCTGGCTTTAGAAAGAAAGTAGAAAGAATGTTTGAATCTAATTTTGGTTCATAGTAAGACTCCGTAGTTCGCGCTTGACCCACTTCGGTGGGTCTTTTTTTGCATATTACACAAAATACTTGCACAAATTTGCAAAACATGCTAAAAATTGTTCAAGGCTCATTGCATTCGCAACCCTTCACACAAGTCGTCTTGTCGTTTGGCTATCGTAAATAGCAAGCAACGGCCCAGAACGTCTGGCTAACCAAAGCGATAAACTTTATTTTTTATCAATTCTAGGAGAATTAACATGGCTATTGGATTATCTAATGCTTTTGTAACGCTCTTTGATGCCGAAGTTAAACAGGCTTACCAAGGTAAGGCTAAATTAGTTGGTGCAGTTCGCCAAAGACGCGGTGTTGAAGGCTCAGTAGTAAAATTTCCTAAAGTCGGCAGAGGTGTTGCTACTTTAAGAATCCCACAAACAGATGTATCACCATTGAATGCTGGCTGGAGTCAAGTAACTGCTACTTTAGCAGACTGGAATGCAGCAGAGTATTCTGACATCTTTATGCAACAAAAAGTAAACTTTGACGAAAGACAAGAGTTAGTGCAATTAGTATCTAACGCTATTGGTCGCCGTCAAGATCAAATGATTATTGATGCGCTTGTAAACTCATCAACATCATTAACAGTGTCTAACGATATTGGAACATCAGACTCTAACCTTAACGTAGCTAAACTACGTGAAGCTAAACGTCTATTAGACAAAAACAATGTACCACCAGAAGGTCGTCATATTGTTCTTCATGGTAACAGCTTGGCTTCATTACTTTCAGAAACAGCAGTAACTTCTTCTGACTTTAATACAGTTAAGGCTCTTGTAGCTGGTGAATTAAATACTTTCTTAGGCTTTACATTCCATTTATTGGGTGACAGAGCTGAAGGTGGTTTACCAATTGATGGTTCTTTAGATCGCAAAGTATTTGCTTTCCATAAAGACGCTGTTGGTTACGCAGAAGGTATCGCTCCTCGCACAGAAATCAATTACATTCCAGAAAAAACTTCATTCCTTGTGAATGCTGTATTCTCTGCGACTGCAACTGCTATCGATGCTGAGGGTATTGTTCAACTCACATGCCGTGAATCTTAATTTAAGGAGATACTAAATGGCTTATTCATCAACTGGTTTAAACGCTGCTGGTGGTCAATCAAAAGCTGGTAATGCTCCACAAATTTGGACATATACTAGTGCAGACGCAATCGCTACTGTAAACACAGCTGCTTATTTCAATGATGCTTCTTCACTTTTAAAAGTGGGCGACATTATTTTTGTTTACGATTCAGCAACTCCTTCAATGAACATTGTATATGTATTATCCAATGCTTCTGGTGTTGTAGACGTATCTGATGGTTTAGCAGTAACAGCAACAGATACAGATTAATAGTCTGTATTGCAGTAAGTAACTTGGGTAGGGCGGGTGTTTTGCACTCGCCTTATTCTTACATTTGGAGATAGAGTATGGCAGCTGGAGATTCAGCATTATCAGTTTGTTCTGATTCACTATTAATGTTAGGTGCTAAACCTATTGCGTCTTTTACCGAAGGTACAGACGAAGCATCTATATGCGATAGACTATATCCAGATATCAGAGATCAAGCATTATCAACATATCCATGGTCTTTTTCATTTAAAAAAGTTCAATGTGCCAAACTGGTCACTACACCAGTTACCGAATACAAATACGAATATCAACTACCTTCTGATCGCATAAACTCACCAAGAGCATTATATGACGCTAATGAAGTAGGCTCTCCCATACGCAATGAATATAGAATCATGGGAGATAAGGTGCTAACAGATTATGAAGAAGTATGGGTAGATTATCAATACTCAGTACCAGAATCATCAATGCCAACATATTTTGTTCAATTGCTTAAATATATACTTGCATGGCATTTATCTGTGCCTATTACAGATCAAACAGAAAAGGCTGGATATTGGCAATCAGTAGCAGTTGGCACACCAGGAGAAAATGGTCGTGGCGGCTACATGAGACAAGCTATGAATATTGATGGCCAAGGACAACCAGTAAACGCTATACAAGACTTCTCATTAATTAATGTGAGATATTAATGGCTCGTTTTGTAACCATTCAAACTAACTTTACTGCGGGTGAAATAGATCCACTATTACGCTCACGTGTAGATATTAAGTCTTACGAGAATGGTTTAGAAACTGCTCAGAATGTATTATGCCAACCACAAGGTGGCATCACTAGACGTAATGGTTTACGCTATATCAATGCATTACCAAATTCAGGCGCAGAATCTGCTGCCAATGGGGTGCGATTAGTAGCCTTTGAGTTTTCTACATCAGATAGTTATATGCTTGCGTTTACACACAATCGTATGCATGTGTATAAGAATGGTGCATTAATTACAAACATCAATGGATCTGGCAATAGTTATCTTGATACATCAGGCGTATCATTATCATCAGCTAGATTAGCTAATATGTGCTGGACACAATCTGCTGACACACTTATTGTTGTGCATGAAGATTTAGCGCCAGTTAAGATTGTACGTGGTGGCACAGACGCTACATGGACTGCATCTGCTATTTCATTTGATAGTATTCCTAAATATGCATTTGCACTAACTGTATCTAATCCAGCTGGCACATTAACGCCATCAGCAGTATCAGGTAAAATTACACTTACTGCATCTTCTGCTGTATTTAGTGCTGGCTCAGTAGGGCAATACATTAATGTTGTGCCACAAGGCAGAGCTAAAATTGTTCAATTCACAAGCACTACAGTAGTCAATGCTATTACTGAATTTCCATTCTTTAATACAACAGCTATTGCTAATGGTAACTGGGAATTAGAGTCTGGCTACGAAAATGTATGGTCAGCTACTCGTGGCTATCCAAGAACAGTAACATTCCATCAAGGTCGTTTATATTTTGGTGGATCTAAAACTAGACCATCTACAGTATGGGGATCTAAAGTTGGCATCTTCTTTGACTTTGAAGGCACAGAAGGTTTAGATGATGATTCAGTAGAAGCTACACTAGATACTAATACATTCAATGCGATTACAGATATTATTTCTGGTCGTGATTTAATGATCTTTACAACAGGTGGTGAGTTCTATGTACCACAACAAGGCCTAGAGCCAATTACACCTACATCATTCTTTGTGTCTACTACTAACAGAAATGGTAGTAAGCAAGGTATTCGAGTACAACAGCTAGAATCAGGCGTTCTATTTATACAACGTCAAGGTAAGATACTAAGTGAGATTGCATACTCTGATACACAATTAACTTATCTTACATCTAAGATATCTCTATTATCAGGACATCTATTAAAGAATCCTACGCGTATGGCATTAAGACGTGCTGTGGATACAGATGAGAATGATCTATTATTAATTACTAATTCTACAGATGGAAGTATTGCAGCATATTCAATTATGCGATCACAGAATGTTATAGCCCCATCAGAGTTTGTAACTGCGGGTGGCGAGTTTTTAGATGTTGGCGTAGACATTACTACTATCTATACTGTAGTTAAGCGTACCATTAGTGGTGTAGCCCAATACTATGTAGAACGATTTGATTCTACATTATTAACTGATAGTGCCGTTACTGGTGGTATAGCATCAACAGCATCTGCGTCTCATATTGTTGGTAAAGAAGTTAATGTATTATTGGATGGCATTGTACAAGCTAACCAAACAGTGCCTGGTGGTGGTACAGTCACATTCCCTAGAGCATCTACATCATCCTACCAAGTAGGATTGCCTATTACTGTACAAGCAACAACTATGCCAATTGATTTAAAGATTCAATCAGGTACACGATTAGGCTTTAAGAAACGTATTGTTGAAGTTAATGCATTGGTCTATGAGACACAAAATATGGTCATTAATGGCATAGAAGTACCATTTAGATCATTTGATACGCCATTCACATTAGATGCGGATGTACCAGATTATACAGGAACTAAAGTATTACATGGCATTTTAGGGTATAGTAATGAAGCAAAGATTACTGTAACTCAAAGCGCACCATTGAAATTTACATTATTAGGTTTAGAATATAAAGTAGGAGTCCATCAAGGAACATAATTATGTCAGCAGCCATACCTTTTATTAAAGCAGCAGCTCCATATATATCAGCAGCTAGTTCAGCGTTTAGTGCGTTTTCAAGCTTTTCTCAAGGGAAAAGCCAACAAGCTATGTATAACCTACAAGCTATGCAGACAAAAGCTGATGCTGCTCGTAAAGCACTTCAATACGAAGAAAGAGCTAATGAGACATTGCGTAAGCTTAATTCTAATAATGCAGCAACAGTTGCTCGTGGGTATGCTGGTGGTATATTGGGATTAGAAGGATCTTCTAAGTTAATAACTGCAATTAATACTAGAGAAGCTGGCAGAGACTTCAATACAGATTTAAGCAATGCAGCTAATGCTATATTATCTGGCAATGCTCAATCAGATATATTTGGTACAGCTGGAAATATTGCTGCAAGAGGAGGCTTGCTTGATGCCGCTGGTAAACTTGCTACTGGAGCATATGAATTTAGTAAGGTTTTTAAAACTTCTGAACCACCTAAAGAATCACCCAAGGGTTAATTATGGCTGATAATCCAAGATATCAAAGACAAAATATTATGTTGGCTGAAACGCAGCCATTGCAATTTGCTGACATTAAAGAAAGCATTTCTGCTTCTAAATCATTGCAATCTAGTCTTGACAGAATATCAGATTTTGCATTTAAACAAGCATCAGAAACAGCTAAAAAAGCTGGTTTAGAATATGGTGTATCTAATCCACCTTCATTAGCACAAATTTTAGACGCTCAAAAACAAGGTAAAGATATTAAAGATGTCTTTTCAGAAGATTATACAGTCTTTGGTGAAGCAGCAAGAGGCGCTCAAGCATCTGCATTAAGAACAGATCTTGAGGGTCAAGCGCGTGATGAGTTTAGTAGAATGGTGTCTAATATAAATACAACAGACATTGCTCAATTAAATATGCAAGAAATTAGAAGTAACTTAGATGCTATTGTTAATGGCCATTCAAAAGTATTAGCTCAAATAGCGCCAGAAGAATCATTAAAATATAGACAATCTGTAACTGTATTAGGCCATGCAGTTTATAAGTCTGCATTAGATAGAGTAGACAAGCTTGCTGAAGCAGAAAGAATTGTTAAAGTAAATGAGCAACTTAAAACATTTAAGAATAATATTCCTGTATTGTTAGACACGTATAAAACATTTGAAGAATTTAACTTAGCATTGTCTCTTGATGAAAAAACTATTAGAGAAATGATGAGGAATGTAGATCCAGCAAAAATACCAGAGTATGACAAAGAAATAGATAAGATCAAAAAAAATGCCATTATGGATCGTATTGGTGATTATGCATTAAAAGATAAAACATTTGCTGGAACTGCTGGTGAAGCAGCTATTAAGATTTCAGAAGGTCAGGCTGGAGACTATACTCAATATTTAGTTCAATATGTTCCAGAAGAAGAATGGATAGAAGTAGTTAAGCGTAAGACTGAAAAGTCAGTTAAACAATATGCTCTTGTTGAGGCAACTGAAAAGTTGAATAATAAGCTAAAAGAAGATGTATATAGAGATTTGCAAAACAAATATTATAATAATCAAATTGGTCCAGAACAATATATTCAACAAACCAAAGCTAATGGCATTAATATTAGCCCAAAAGAATATGAAGAAATTATTAGTGGAGAACAAAAAACTCCAGCAAAAGAAAGAATGTATAGCAATATGCTAGACAAAGTTGAAACTGATACACTCAGTATTGCTGATATTGAAGCAGCTGCTGGCAGAACTATTACATTTGCAGATGCTCAAAAGCTTAAAGAGAAATATTATAGACGCACTGGAGATGATAAAGAAGCCAATAAGATTATTATTAGCAAATTAGATGAAGTAAGCTTAGATAGTTTAATACTTAAACCTGAAAAAGTAGCTCAAGCTGCCAAAGCTAATAGAGATTTTAAAAGAAAACAAGATGATGCTCGCATTAAAGGTTTGCCATTTAATGTAAGTGAAGAAGCAGAACAAAGTATTAACGCTGTTCTTAAAGCTAGTGCCACACAAATATATACGGATGCTCAAGTTAAACTAAAATCTATTACTTCTAAATATAATATACCATATTCAGAAGATAGCTATACAGCTAAAGATGTAGAGAAGTTATATAAGAAAACAATTGAAGATGAAAAAGAACGCAAAAAAATGAGAGAAGCATTGTTTGCTATTGAAAACTACAAAAAATCTCAAAAGAATAATGCTGGGGTAAATTAATGGGCCTAGATCAAAGATTCGAAGATTATAAACTTAATGCATATGTGCCAGAAGAAGAAGTTATTGAAAGGCCAAAAGGATTACCATCTCCTGGAATAGTTGCTCCATTAGTTACAGAAGGTGTTAGTGCAGTTGTATCTGACATTGAACAAAGACCAGTAGAGTCTTTATTTGCTTTAGGCAAAGGTGCTGTAGAAGGTGCAATAGGCACACCTGGAGATCTTATATCTATTCTTAAGGGCGCTTATTATGCTGCTACTACTCCAGAAGGAAAAAGCAAGCTTGAGGAATTTACACGTGGATTAGAGTCATCTACTGGATTGCCTACCACTGAAGATGTTAAAGCTTTTATAAATGAGTTAATTCCACAATTCCAAACAAAAGCAACAGCTGCTGAATCAGTTGGTGAAATTATAGCTCCAACTGGAGTAGCAACACTTGCTACAAAAGGTGTGGTTAAAGGTATTAAGAAACTCAAAAAGGCTACTAAATGACAATTGATAATAGACCATTAGACCAAAGATTAAATGCACTTGATAATGTTACTCAAGAATTAGATCAAGTTACAAAAACTATTGATCCTAATGAAACCACTACTGCTACATTAGAGCAGTCTGTTCCTTATACAACACAAGGCGATTTAATACCTGATGAAACAACCTCATTGCCAGAACAAACAGATCCTATATTTACTGGTGAAAAAATAGACACAGCTGGTTTAAAAGACATTGGCGTTAAGATTCTTAAAAAAATTACTACTAAAACACCTCAAGATGCTGTTTCTGATTTGGCTGTACCAATTGTTAAAGAAGGCAAAGCGATAGAAAAAGCTGGTCAATTTACAATTATTCCAGAAGCTCCAAAGAAAACAACACAAAAAGTGATGCAACAAATAGAAGTCCCATCAGCATCTGGTGAGATTGATAAAATGTTGTTTGACCCTACAGCACCATTAGACTTTAATAATCTTGGTCAAGCTGTTACTAATGTCTATGAATTAGGTAAGTATAAAAAATTATCATACAAAGAGATTGTAGAGCGCAATACTACACCTAAAGCATTTATTACTGAAAATGGTGTAACAGTTAAAGAGTTTGAAACTAAAGAGTTAGCAGATAAATGGGTAGCATCACAACCCAATGCTGAACAACTTACAGTATCTGTAGAACCTATTTACGATGAAAAGTTCTTGGCTCGCATGTTAGATGCCAATGGACAAACTATTGCTGATCCTAATGAGATTGCAAAGTTACCATACATAGCTCGAAGCATTCAAGACAAGAATATTTCTTTATATAGAAATTATTTAGAAGCTAAAGCTAAAGACCCAGATAGTCTTGAAACTAAAGACTTAGCAGCTAAGTTTGCATTAGGACTTAACCTTGAAGGCAACTTTATGGGTTCAGTGACTGGTAAACGTAGAGACATTGCAAGATCATTAGGTGTATTAAGAGAAGCGTATAAAGCTTCTGGCACAAGCCCAGAGAGAGCTTTAATGTTAGATAGTATTCTTAATGGCTCAGGTGGCTTAGATAACATTGATGATATTGGTAAACATTATATTGCTCTTAATTCAAGGCTTGACAGAGCTACATTGGCAGAAAAAACATTATTTAGTAACGCTAAGGATGTATGGTACGCAACATGGATAAATGGTTTGCTATCATCTCCAGTGACTCATGCTAAGAATATTGCTGGTAACGCATTGTTTGGTATGTGGCAAGTTCCAGAAAACTTTGTAGCTTCACTATTAGGCAAGGGTAGATCAGTTCTGACTGGCAATAAAGATTATATTCAAATGAATGAAGTTATGGATAAAGCATCAGCTATGTCTATGTCTTTATCAGATGCATTTAGACTTGGAGCAAAAGCATTTAAAACCAATACTCCATCAGATCCTCTTACTAAACTTGAGATGAGAACTGCTGGTCGAGATGATAGTACATTTGGCAAAGCTATGTCAGATGGCGTTAAATACTATGGAAACTTTATTACATTACCAGGTCGTGCATTAATGGCAGAAGATGAGTTTTTTAAAGCTGTTGGTTATCGCGGAGAATTAGCTGGGTTAGCAAGACGAGATGCTAATAAAAAATATAATGAATTAATAGGATCAGGCGTTGATCCAGATGTGGCTCGTAAACAAGTTACAAATTATCATGCTTCATTATTAGAAAATCCTACGGATGAAATGCATGAACTTGCAACTAAAGAAGCACGTACTATGACATTTACTGCTGAATTAGAAGGCTCACTCAGATTAGCTAATAAAGCAATTAATACTGAATTTAAGGGATTCCCATATGCAAAACTATTTTTTCCGTTTGTACGAACCCCAGCAAACATTATTAAAGAAACATTGTCTCGTAGCCCATTAGGCATTCCATCAGCTATTAGCACAGCTATTCAAAAAGGTGGCATTGAGGGTGATAAAGCATTAGCTAAAGTAACATTAGGTGGTGCAGCCATGTATAGTATGTATCAATATACATTAGGTGGCAACCTCACTGGTGCTGGTCCAGTAAGGCGCAAAGATTTAGAAGCGCTTAAAAGCACAGGATGGCAACCATTTTCTTTGGTATTTAATAAAGCTGACGTAGACCAGGAGTTAGTTGATAAATTTTCTGATATTACTAATCTATCTGTAGGTCCAGATAAAATCTATATTTCTTACGAATCATTAGGCCCATTAGCATCATTACTTGGCATGTCAGCTACATCTGCTGAATATGCAATGACAGATCCAGAACAAGAAGGATTAGATAAATTAGCACTGAATGGTGCAGTTGGTCTTTATGATTACATGTCTAACTTAGATATGCTTCAAAGTATTGGAGATATACATGATATGCTTTCTAGCGATGCTCAATCAGCACCAGAAATATATTATGAGATTGCATCTCAAGTTACCAAGAAAGCTGTAGAGTTTGGCTTAGGTGGATCTCCCGCTGGAGCATACTCGAGCCTATCTGCTACCTATGAAAGATATAGCAACCCAGAAAAATCTAATTTAATGAGAGAAGAAACGTCATTAAGATCAGAGGCTAGTGCAATCTATGATGGATACTGGCAAACATTAGCACAATATAAATCACGCAATCCATTGTTAAGTGATAGTTTACCAGTAGCGTTAGATCCATTAACTGGGGAAACTAAGAAAGTTGGCAAGGGTAACTTCTATGAAACATTTAATCCATTCAAAAGATCAGATGGTACTAATATAGAAGGATATCTAACCTTAGTAGAATATGGTGTGCCAGCATATATCCCACAAAAATCTAAAGATGGCGTTATGTTATCGGGTGAACAGTACAATAGATGGATAGAAATTGCAACAAATGATGGTGCTTTAGAGAAAAGAGTAGTAAAATTGGGAGAACTTTATAAGCGCATTAAAGGCATGGATATGTCTGTGGCTCAAAAAGCTATTCAAAAAGAGATATCTGATACATATGGACTAGCATGGGATAGGCTTGTGCAAGAAGATGTGGACTTGCAAATAGCTTTAGAAGATATGAAAGAAGTTCAAAGAGAAACTGGTATATATACAAGGTAAATAAATTATGGCTGATTATGCAATAACGAGCGTAGCAAGACGAGTAGTATACACAGGATCTGCGGGTGTAGGCCCTTACGCCTTTTCATTCCCTGTATTAGTAAATACAGATATCGCAGTATACAAGAATGATGTCTTACTTACATTAACCACAGACTACACTGTAACCATTAGTGGAACTACTGGTCAAGGATCAGTCACATTAGTAGTAGCTGCTACAGGCGCTGATCGTATCACTATTGTAGGTGCAAGAGCTATTCAGCGTTCAACAGACTTTGTAACTGGTGGCGACTTCTTTGCTAACACACTTAATACAGAATTAGATTCAGAAGTTATCTTTGTTCAACAAGTAGCAGAAACAGCAGAGCGTTCAATTAAAGCGCCTGTTACAGATCCTACTACAATCAATATGACGTTGCCTATTAACACTGCTCGTGCTGGCAAATCATTAGCGTTTGATGTTGATGGCAACCCTATAGTTGGTGAGCCTATTGGTAACTATCGTGGAGATTGGGTTTCTGGCACTTCGTATCAGATTCGAGATTTAGTTAAAGATACTACTAACGATAACATTTATTATGCTACTGTAGCGCATACATCTAGTGGCTCATTACCAATTGATAGTAATACTGACGTTGGCAAATGGGAATTGGTAGTTGATGCTGAGGCTGCTGGAATAGCTAGAGTTGCTGCCGAAGCTGCACAGGCTGCTGCTGAGTTAGCTGAAACAAACGCTGAGACTGCTGAGACTAATGCAGAAACTGCCGCTACAAATGCCGCATCAAGCGCATCGTCATCTGCTAGTGCTGCTTCATCATCCGCATCAGCTGCTAGTTCATCTGCTTCTAGTGCATCATCTAGTGCTAGTGCTGCTTCTACATCAGCCACTAACGCTGCTTCTAGTGCTTCTGCTGCTTCTACCTCTGCTTCTAATGCAAGTAGCTCTGCAAGTTCTGCATCTAGCTCTGCATCGACAGCGACTACACAAGCAACTAATGCAAGTAATAGTGCAAGTGCTGCTGCAACTTCTGCAACTAATGCTTCTAATTCTGCATCAACTGCAACGACTCAAGCATCTAATGCCTCAACTTCTGCTACTAATGCAGCAACAAGTGCAACCAATGCTGCTGCAAGTGAAGCTGCTGCCGAAGCTGCCCTTGAAAGTTTCAATGAAACATACTTAGGCGCAAAAGCAACTGACCCTACACTAGATAACAATGGTGATCCAGTAACTGCTGGTGACTGGTATTTCAATACAACAAGTGATCGTAGTCGTGTCTATGATGGTGCTGCTTGGGACTTTGTAGCGGTAGATACAACTACAATCGTATCTAAGACATCTCCTACTGGCTCTGCTGGTATTCCATCTGGCACAACTGGTCAGCGTGATGGTACTCCAGTAACAGGGTTCTTCCGTTTCAATACTAGCACTAGTGCATTTGAAGGTTACAATGGTGCTGCTTGGGGTTCTGTTGGCGGTGGAGCTACAGGCGCTGGTGGTGATGCTGTATTTGTTGAGAATGACCAAACAGTTACAACAAGCTATACACTAACAGCTAGCAAAAATGCTATGAGTACAGGGCCAATTTCAATTAATAGCGGTGTAACAGTTACAGTTCCTAGCGGATCACGCTGGATCGTACTATAAGGGGAAACACATGGCAGTAACGATAAATGCTTCAACCACAACAGGGCTAGTTCAAACAGCAGATACTAGCGGTGTTTTACAATTACAAACTAATAGCGGAACTACAGCTATTACTATAGATACATCACAGAATGTAGGGATTGGTACTGCTAGTCCAACAGAAAAATTAGAAGTTATAGGCAGTATTAATGTTGCGGCTGATGAATCTTATAGAATAGGTTCTGGTACTGATAGATTTATTAAGTATCGTCCTGGTGATTCAGATATATTATATTCATTTGATTTTGGTGACTTTTATCGTCAAGATATAGGAAATTCTAATCATTCTTGGTTTACTGGCAACGCAGAACGCATGCGTATAAACTCTAGTGGCGATGTGGGTATTGGTATTACTACTCAAGATACAAGACTTGTTGTATCTGCAAATACAGGAACTGCTGTTCAAAGAATTTTTAATCTTGTTGGCACAAATACGTATCAAATGTCGTTCCATAATAGCACTCAAGAATGTGGAACAATTACAACAGGCAGTAACACAGTAGGCTACAATTCAAATTCAGACTATCGCCTAAAAGATAATGTTATACCCATGATAGGTGCTTTAGATAAAATAGCAAAACTTAAACCTGTTAGATATACATGGAAAGCAAGTGGAACAAATGGTCAAGGTTTTATTGCTCACGAATTACAAGAGCATTTTCCAGATGCAGTAAGTGGTGAAAAGGATGCTGTAAACGAAGATGGAAAACCAGTATATCAAGGCGT